GGTTTCGAGGTCGTCGGGCGGGGGCGCGACAAACGGTCCTGGTCGATTGAGGCCGGGCTGCTCCACGGCGAGACGTCGGACGCGACCGAGCTGGGCCCCTGGCCCGCGCTGAATGCGCTGCTGATGCGCACGTTCGAACATGACGCCGGCGCCATTATGCACATCGCGATGTTGGCCGTCGACAGCGGCTACAACACGCAGGTGGTCTACGGCTGGGCGCGCCAGCATCCGATGTCGCGCGTCATCGCGGTGCGCGGTGTGCCGACGGCGCACGTGCTGATTGGGGCGCCCTCGCGTGTGGATGTCACCGTCTCGGGGCGGAAACTCAAGAGCGGCTACAAGGTGTGGCCGATCGGGACGCACGTCGCGAAGAGCGAGCTCTACGGCTGGCTGGCGTTGCCGACGCCGACAGGGGACACCCCTGGACCGTATCCACCCGGCTACTGTCATTTCCCGGAATACGGCGAGGAGTACTTCAAACAGCTCACGGCCGAGCAGCTCGTGCCGCACAAGCATAAAGGGTTCACGATCTTTACCTGGGAATTGATCCCCGGCCGAGAGAATCACCACCTGGACGCCCGGGTGTACGCGCGAAGCGCGGCCGCGGTCGTCGGTCTCGATCGGTTCAGGGAATCAGACTGGGCCGCGCTCGAGCGATCGGTCGGCATCGAGGCGCCGCCGAAACCGGTTCCGGATCCATCGACGCCTCCGACGCCGACGACACCGGCGCCGGCAGCGCCGCGGCGGAGTCAGGGTTGGCTCGGCCCCCGCAGAGGAAGCTGGTTGAAGGGGCACTGACGATGACCCTTAAGGTGTACGCGATTGAAGATTCGACGCGCAATCTAGTCAAGATCGGCATCTCTAAGCAGCCAGCAGAACGCTGCAAGCAGATCGCCCTAATAGCTTGTTCTATTGGTTATGAACCAAACTTCGTGCTGCTCGGGAGTGCACCGATCGAGTTTGGTTCGTTTGAGAGACTGATCCATTTATCTCTCGGTGATGCACGCCACAAGAACGAATGGTTTCTTCGAGACGATCCGAACGTAGACGACTTTATTCGATCTGTAATAGTGCTCAATGGAAACGGTCGTCATCTGATGCGACCTGCGACATGGCTGTATCGGAGGAGGATGTTGCCGGAGGCATGGAAGCCAAGCGATATCGAGACTAACCAAGAACTGGCGACGCGCAGAATGCGTGAGCACCTCCAACGCACGTGGGCTGCTGAGGCTGCTGAGAAGAGGGTAGAAGTCAACAGGCGGCAGTGGAGACGCGCCAGTATCAGGGCTCACTTTAGGGATGGCTTGGTTGATCGAATACACATCCTGAGAAGACTCAGCACGGCCGCCGCTTGTTGAAAGGACACTGATGTCACGAAAGGAACCTGTCAGCAAAGAATCGACGGCGCTGCATAAGCTGGCTGAAATGCGCCACGGACGTCTCACGAAAGAGATGCACGATGCCTACTGGGACATTGACACCATAGAAGAGACGATCAGATCCGCCGAGAGAAAGATCAAGTTGCGCCAGCAGAAACACGCCGTTCTTGTAGCAGACTTCAGGGCGCGCTACTTGTCATGACCGACCCGTTCGCGGTGCGACGGCGTCATGGTGCGAATCGGAGCCTGGACGGGTTCGGCGGGGACATCGACTTCGAGGACGGCCCGATCGAGATCTTCGTCATTTAGAGAGGAGTAGGGATGGCCTGGACCATCGCGGACGTGGATATGTTGAAGGCGGCGATCGCGGCTGGTGGCATCGCCCGATCGATCACCTTTTCCGATCAGTCGGTGACGTTTCATTCGGTCGATGACATGCTGAAGCTGCTGGCCATGATGCAGGCCGACGTCACGGTCACCGAGGGTGGATCGCGGACCCGGTACGCCGCGACGTCGAAAGGCGTGTGATGGGCAAGCCCCATTGGATCGATCGCGTGACGGCGCCGATCGCGCCGATCTGGACCTTGCGCCGGCAACGAGCGCGGGCCGCCGCGAGCCTCGTGCAACGCCATTACGAAGCGGCCGCGGCTGGCCGGCGGACACAAGGCTGGAACCGCGGAGGCGGCGATGCCAACGCGGCGATTGGCCCCGGGCTCGCGCGACTCCGCGAGGTCGCCCGCGATCTCGTCAGGAATAACCCCTACGCCGAATCCGCCGTCTCGACGATCTGCGATCACACGGTCGGCTGGGGCATCGTCGCGAAGCCGAAGACGGCGAATCGCGACGCCGCGAAGCGCTGGGCGGAGTGGGCGGACACGACCGCATGCGATGCCGACGGCCGACACAACTTCTACGGGCTGCAAACGCTCGTGATGAGGACGGTCGTCGAGTCGGGCGAGTGTCTCGTCCGTCGTCGACTCCGGCGCCCTGAAGACGGGCTGCCGCTCCCGATGCAGTTGCAGGTCCTCGAGCCGGACTTTCTCGATACGAGCCGGGACGTGGCGGATACCGGAGGCGGCGGCCGCATCGTGCACGGCGTGCAGTTCGACGGCATCGGCCGGCGCGTTGGCTATTGGCTGTTTCCGGAGCATCCGGGGAATTCCCTGGGACGGCTCGGCCCCTCCGTGCTGGTGCCGGCGTCGAGCGTGCTGCACATCTTCAAGGGCACGCGTCCGGGACAGGTGCGCGGTCCCTCCTGGTTTGCGCCCGTCCTCTTGCGGTTCAAGGACTTCGACGAGTTCGAAGACGCCACGCTGATGAAGCAGAAGATTGCGGCGTGCCTCGCCGTGATCACCAGCGACGTCGACGGGACCGCACCACCCCTCGGGACCGTCGCCGACCCTCTGTCACCAGAGGTCGATAGCCTCGAACCCGGGATGATCATGAACGTCTCGCCGGGTCGAGACGTCCACGTCGTGGAACCGCCCTCGACACGCGACTATCGGGACTATTGCACCGTCACGCTGCAGGGGATTGCGACAGGGCTCGGCGTGCCCTATGAAAACCTCACTAGCGACTACACGGAGTTACCTTATTCAGCGGCGCGCATTTCTCGGCAAGAGCACTGGGCACATGTCTACGATTGGCGCTGGAATCTCCTGGGCACTCAGTTCTGCGATCCGGCGTGGGGATGGGCGATGGAGATCGCCCAAATCATGGGGCTGAAAGAGATTCCTGCGGCGAGGTGGACGGCCCCGCCGATCCCGATGCTTGACCCGGACAAGGAAGGCCTCGCCTATCAGCGCAACATCCGCTCCGGGATCATGACGCTGAGCGAAGCGATCAAGGAGCGCGGTTACGACCCGGACGAACTACTCAGGGAGCTCGCGGCGGACTTCAAGAAACTCGACGAGCTCGGGCTCGTGCTCGACAGCGACCCCAGGAAATTAACACAGGCTGGCCAAATGCAATCGGTTCCAGGGGCAGCTCCAGCAGAGACCGTTGTCGAGGACGACGAAGAGGAAAGCAGACGACTCCGGCCGGTGAGGCGACGGTAAGAGGAGGACGTATGGCGGTGAGACCCGAGCAGCTCGATCATCCAGAGCGCGATCTTGACCTCGCGACCCGCGAGACACAGGGCGCTGGCCGCCAACGGCGCGAGTCGGCCGATACGGAACTCAAGGCACTTCGCGCTCGAATTGCCGAGGCCCGCACGCTCCAGCCGTCGCCCGAGCAGCGGCATTGCGTAGATTGCTTTGAACGGGGGCGAAATGCCGCCATTCGTGTGATCGAGGGGACCGATCGGTGACGATCCGTGGTTCTGATCTGCAGAACAATGCTGCGCCGCCAGTGGCGCCGTTGACGTGGCGTGTCTCCATGCAGCGCCGAGCGGCGAGGCGCCTGCTGAAGCAAGCGGTGTCCCAAGGGCGAATCGTGAAGCCAGACAGGTGCGAAGAGTGCGACGAGCCGACAGAGAAATCGTTGCTCCACGGGCACCACACGGATTACAGACGACCCCTTGTTGTTCGATGGCTGTGCGTGGGATGTCACCACCTGGAGCACCATGGACAACCCTGAACACGCGCAGTCGAAGCCTCGGCAGTCTGATTCGGAACGCTACGTGTCGACATCATGGCTTGCGCGGTATTGGGATGTGCATGTCAACACGATCTATCGTGACATCCGAAAAGGCGCGCTCCCCGCGTGCAAAATGCCAGGCGGCCAATTCCGTGTCCGTTGGATTGACGCACGTCGATACGGGCGGCCAATAGAGTAGGCAACGCCCACAGACCTCCACTAACTCCCACCACACGGTGGGCTACTCACTTCCCAACCATCCGATTTACTGCGCATGCTGGTTCTCATGCGAGCGCAGCCGCGGGCTGGCACCACGATCGAACTCCCGCCGCTCAGTGTCCGCGCCACCGTCAGGACGATCAACGAAGAGGCGCGCACCGTCGATCTCGTGTTCTCGACAGGTGCGGCGGTCGAACGCTTCGATTGGTGGACCGGGAAACGCTACATCGAGAAGTTGTCGATGGATCCGGCGCATGTTCGCCTCCAGCGACTGAATGCCGGCGCCCCGCTCCTTGATGCACACAGCGCGTACTCCATTGCTGATCAGATCGGCGCCGTCGAGCCGGACAGCGCGAAGATGGTCAAGAAGGAAGGGCGCGCCACGGTGCGCTTCTCCCGCCGTGAGGCGGTCGAGCCGATCTGGCAGGACGTGCGCGACGCGATCATCACGAGCGTGTCGGTCGGGTACCGCGTGCATCGGTTCGAAGAGACCACCGGCAAAGACGGCGCGATCCCGACGCGCCTGGCCACCGACTGGGAACCATTTGAAATCAGTCTCGTCCCGATGCCGGCGGATGCCGGCGCCAAGGTACGCGACGGAGACAAGTCGAACGCTAACCAGTGCGTGATTGTGCGCGTGGCGTCAGACGAAGACCGTGTGCGGCGGTTCAAGCTCGCGCTCGCTCGTGGGCGAGTCGCATAAGAGGACCAACTCATGTTGAAGAAACTGCGGGACAAGCGAGCTCGATTGCTGCGTGAGGCGGAAGCCCTGAAGGGTCGCGATGGATCATTCGCCGACGACGAGGCGCGGTCCGCCTTCGATGCCAAGATGACGGAGATCGACGGCATCGATCAGCAGATCCGTGAGATCCAGACCGAGCCGTCGCGGGCGTCCGACACGCTCGTTGAGCGCGATCCGCTCGATCCAGGGGCGCCGCGTCAGACGGCCGATCCCCCAGACGACCCGACGCCGAACGAGCATGATCTCGGGGCCGATGCCGAGCGGGCGCGGGTGCAGGGCATCATCCTGGCCTGTCGAGGCGGGCGGATGACGCAAGCCTTCCAGGACAAGGCGATCGCCAGCAAGAAGTCGTTGGAAGCGATCCAGAGCGAGGTCTTCAGGGAGTTGGAGAAGCGTGAGGTCGACATCCCGCGGCAGGGCGCGCGCTCCGTGGCAATGGTCGGCGATGATCACCTCGTCCATGTCCGGAAAGGTATCGAAAACGCGCTCCTGCATCGGGTGGCTCCAGACCTCTTCAAGTTGGAAGAGGTCGGGCGCAACTATCGCGGCATGACGCTGCTGGACATCGCGCGCACGTTCCTGCAAGCGCGGAGTGTCCGCACCACCGACCTGTCGCGGATGGAGTTGGCTGGACTCGCCCTCGGGCTGACAGCGCGCGGCGGGATGCACACGACCTCGGACTTCGCGAACCTCATGGCGGATGTCGCCAACAAGACGTTGCGGGCCGCCTACGAGGAAGCGGAGCAGACGTTTAAGTCCATCGGCCGGCGGGTGACCCTGCCGGACTTCAAGCTGTCAAACCGGATGCAGCTCGGGGACGCCCCGGCGCTGTTGGAAGTCAAGGAGCACGGCGAATTCACGCGCGGGACGATTGCCGATGGCAAGGAAGCCCTGCAGCTCAAGACCTACGGTCGCATCTTCGCGATCACGCGGCAGACCCTGGTCAATGACGACACGGACGCCTTCTCACGGGTGCCGATCGCCTTTGGTCGGACCTCGCGCACGCTGGAATCCGATCTCGTCTGGGCGCAGATCACCAGCAATCCGGTGATGGGCGATGGCGTCGTGCTGTTCCACGCGACACACGGCAACCTGGACGCGGTCGCCTCGGTGATCAGCGTCGCGTCTCTCGGGAAAGGCCGCGCCGCGATGCGGGTCCAGAAGGGCTTGGACGGCACCACGGTCCTGAACGTCACCCCGAAGTATCTCGGCCTGCCCGCGGCCCTCGAAACCGTGGCAGCGACGTTCCTCGTGCAGATCACCCCGGCCACACCGGCCAACGTCAACCCGTTCGCTGGGCTCCTGAGCCCACTCGTGGAACCGCGTCTTGACGCCACCAGCCTCACGGCTTGGTATCTCTTCGCAGGGCCTGGGACCGACGTGATCGAGTACGCCTACCTCGAGGGCGAGGAGGGGCCGATGGTCGAGAGCCGGGTGGGTTTCGACATCGACGGTCTCGAGATCAAGTGCCGCCTGGACTTCGCCGCCAAGGTCATCGACTGGCGTGGCGTCTGGATGAATCCTGGACTGTAAGTCCTTCAGCTGAATCGAGTCGTGGCACGTAGACCGCAAGAGGAGACCTGAGATGGACACCGACAAGACTAGGGCCG